CCTGACTTCATCAAGAAGTACGAGGGCAAGATTACCGGCGTGTTCGATTCGGTGAAGAACCTTGTCGGAACCGATGGCGAGCGGCTTGTTTCGCTCCTGAAATCACCCGATAGCGACTATCGCAACTCGCAGATCGACGACATTGTTGAGGGTCTTTCGCCGTCCAAGAAAGCCAAGCTCGGTGCGCTGATCGTCAAGTACGACGAAATCAATGGCGAACGGTCTTCAGAGTTGACCGAGGCAAAGGCTGATTACGATGCGGTCATCTCCAAGTACAAGCAGGACAACGAGGAGGGGACGAAGGCTGCACTAGAGTCGGCCAATAAGACCTGGCAGAAGGTTTCCACCGATGCTCGCTCGCTCGAAATCTTTGAGCCGCGTGAGAACGATGAGGAATGGAACACCGAGCTGAATGGCCGACTTAGCCTTGCCCAGCAAATCTTCAATGGTGAGAACAGCGAGGAGGATCTTGCCAAGGCTGCTCTTTGGGCTGCTGCTGCGCCAAAGTACCGCGAACTGCTCTATGCTCAGGTTGAGGTGAACAAGCGCCTGCAAGCCGAGCTGTCGAAGTATCGGGGAAGCGAACCTGGCGTCACCTCGAAGGCGACATCTGGAGGTTATCGACCGGCAAATGCGAACGCCGCGAAGAGCGAGGACTTCGTTGCCAGCGTGATGAAGTCGCTCGGACGCTGAACCTACGCTCCAAAACAATTATCCCCCGATGGTTTTCATTACCACCGGGGGATTTTCGTTTGAATCACTTACGGTAAGGACCGCTGCCGCTCGGAACCGGCTTTGGAGACGGCTTAACCGGAGGCTTAGGAGGAGGAGACTGCCTGTAAGGTCCGCTGCCGGATGATCGGACAGCGGGAGAACCTTTATATGGTGCGTTATTGCTCATAATTTTGCTTTCTTCCGCATCCTATGCTGGTAACCGATCTTCTGGAAGCTGGTTTTTTCGCGCTTGAATCGAGCCTTTTCCGCGCTGCTCATCTCCATCGTCGTCTTTGGAGTCTTCTCACTCACGCGTTTTGTTGGCCTACAAGCGGGATATCCGGCGCGTTCCTCTCCTTCAGACCGTCCGCAAGGCTTGCCGGTCTTGATGTCCACCCACTTTTCGGCGAACCAACGACCTAGACCTCCACGGACCTTTTTATCTGACATCGGCAACCCTGTATTTGCCGCCACGCTTCTTGTACTCGCGAACGAGCCAAGCGTTGGCGTATGCTGATGGGTAAACGTCGAACTTCGCCTTAGCGGCGGACTTCATCTTGCTGTAGAGCGACTTATTGGTTGGGACGTTTTTTTTCATTCCTTCGGCAATGCGTACCAGCCCTCATGGATTGTAATCCGGTTCTTACTACGCACCGTTTTGCCGCTGGCGTCAACAGTCCAAACCTTTGCCTCAACGCTCTCAGCGAGGCGTACAGGCTCACCGTGGGGGACGTAAATCACCCGGCTCGCGCAGCTCACGCTCATGCTCGCGCACACGATCAAGAAGACCGCGCTTAAGATCAGGTTGCTTCTTAGCATCTTCGCTCGTCGTGTCCTTGGTCGTCAGCGAATGAATCCAGATGACCAGCTTCATCACCAAGTCGGCCAGGAAGTTCATTCCGTCTGTTTGACGGGTGCGGCAGCGGCTGATTGCTTGTTCTTCCAGATCGACCAGACAGCGCCGATCAGGGTGACAGTCGCGCCAGCAATCTCGGCAACCTGATCAGCACTGGCCAACCCCTTGGCAACGAGGAAACCGCCGAGCGCGCTAAGACCGTGGCGGAGGAGGGATGAAATATTGGCGTTCATTTGTCGTTTTTGAGTTTGCGATAGAGTTCGACTGCTTTCACGGCGCATGTAAGAAGCGCGGCGAACGCGCCAAGTGCCAATGAGGCAGTCTTGAGATTCGGATCGGTAAATACCGCGTTCCCCAGAATGCCGATGGCCGGACCACCGACGCCTATTGAGATGTCTCGAATGAAAGCGTGGTGGTCCGTCATCGTGCGTGGCTGTTAGTTAGCGGCAGGAGCCTGCTGCTTGGCTGAATCGAGGATCAGATCGTAGAGAGGAAGTCCGGCTTTCACATTGTTGATGTTGCCAGCCTTCATCGCGATTTCTACGAGTTGCAGCAGGGTGTTGGTTTGTTCGATGGTCAGTTCAATTTTAATCATGCCGCCGGAGCATCGGTGACATCCTGAACTGGCGCAACGATTTCCTGCGCCGAAGACGGCTCGGAATCGGCCTGCGTCACCAAAACCGGCTCAACCTGAGGCAGCATCGGAGGCACGATCATCACCACCGGCACCCACGGCAGCGGCGGAGCGATGACCGGAGGGTTGATCTGGTTCTCGATCTGGAGCGTCACGTTCGCTTCGATGGCGGTCTTGTTGACTCCAGAAGCGAAGCACCAGTTCAAGACCTGTTCCTGCGTCAGGTCAGGATACGGCGTGAACGATCCGGTCGGCGGAGCGAACGACGCACTGCCGTAGCAGGTGCCGCTGTAGGTCTTCGCGTCGTCGCCGGTGCCGGTGGTTTCAATGCCGTTGCACCTCCAGTCGGCGGTGATGACGACATCGGAGTAGGTGCCTTCGACTTTACGGACGAGAAGGCGTTCGATGATCCAGTTGATGGAGATGTTCATATTAGGCGTTCTTCAGAGCGTTAACTTCAGCAGTGAGTTCCTTGATGGCGGCAACCAAGATCGGAACGACTCGGGACAAATCGACACCTTGAGGCTTGATCGAACCGTCTTCGTTGACGGCATCTTTTTCTCCAGTAACAGCCAGAGGAACAACCTCGGCCAGTTCGTGGGCCAAGAAACCTTCACCATCCGAACCGTTCGATTTCCACTTGTAGATGGAGGGCTTAAGCGCATTGACGCGAGCCAGACCACTAGACAACGGAGCAACCGATTCCTTCAGTCGGTAGTCTGAAATGCTATTGAATGTGGCTCCAGTAGTGGTGACTGAGATGTTTCCAACATTTAATGACTGCCTCCGAAGATCAACTACGGTTCCGTCTGAAGTCAGACGATTTACATACAGAACCGAACCACCATTAACGGTACCAACGATTTCACCAGTGTTATTCAACGAAGCACCAGTAACATTTAGCGATTGAGTGGTTTGACCCACCAACAGATTCCCGCTCGCGTCGAGCGTCATCGCCGCGCTTCCGGCAGTCTGAAATTCGTAAGCGCGAGCGATAGCGGTATTGCTGTTGTCCGAGATGTTGAAGACAACCTTTGCGCCTCCAGTGCTAATTGTGAGACGCTTGTCGTTTGAACTGCCACCAGAGCTACGGAAGATAGCCATGGTACCGTCGTTGGCGGACACGTCCAGCTTCGCACTCGGCGTAACCCCCACGCCCAGCCCCGTGGAGTTCAGGGTCATGGCGGTGGAGCCGCTCAACGCAAAGTTTAGCGTCGATGCTTCGATTGTCAGCGGCTGATAAGACAGGCTTCCAGTGTTATCAACACCAGAAATCGAAGATGTAGATGCAGACGCAGAAAATCTAATACCCTTTGAAACACCGTTAAACAGAACATTGTTGGAATCAGTTCCGTTTACATGAAGCGGAAAACCGGGAGTTGATGTAAGAATACCCACCCGATTGTTCGCCGTATCCACTTTCAGGGAGTTCGTGTCCACCGTCAGATCGCCGGTGATGGTGGCGGAGCCAGGAACGACGATGTTATTGCCGCTCGGGCCGACTGCCGTGTACAGCTCCGTGAAGTTCAGATTGCAGTAATCGAACGCTGTACGAAGCGGCGTTCCCGTTCCGTCGTTCGGAGCTGTTCCGATATTGATCGTTTGCTTTGCCATGTGAAGTATTGAAGGGTTTGTTTCGGTTACAGAAATTCGGTCATGTCCGCCGTGATGATCGTGCTGTCAGCCGTAATCACCGTGTTGTCCGCCGTGATGTCAGCCGTTCCACCAAGAGTCGCAGCCTCCCAGAGTAGGCCAATCTCCAGCAGATTACGCTCGCGCGGACTCTTGCACGAAGCGCCGTAAGCCTCGGCGATCAGATTAGCAGCTTCCGCGCAGGAGATGTTAGCCATATCAGATGATGATGAACCAAGCGGTTCCGTTGCTCATAACCGTCACGCCAGCCCACTGAGAACTCAGCGTGTACGTCGTAGCGCCGTCAATCGTCTCCGACGCATAGCCGTCAACAACCACGTTGTTCGCACCGGCATTGATCCGCTTGAACACATAGATCCGACCCGGAACAAGCGCAGCCGGAGGCAGCGTAACCGTCACCGCGCCAGCGGTTGAATCGCAGAGCAGAAGATAATCACCACTCGTGACATTCCCCGTCGCGCTCACGCTCCGATACGTTCCGCGCGTCGCGCCACCGCCCTGAAGATACGCGGCAATGCGATTCTCAAGGGCGAGCTTGGCCAGTTCAACCTCCCATGGAGAACGACATCCCAGCGACGCCGCCTCATTGATCAGCGTCTCCGCCTCGTCGCATGTGATGTTTGGCATATCGATTTACAATTTAGGCCATCGGACCAGAACCACGGCGCATCACCTCGGCAATGAAACCCTCCCCGCCGCCGCCCTCCGCAACCTCCTCCTCCTCCTCGTAATCCTCCTCATCCTCCCCGCGCTCGGCCATCTTCTTGCCTTTGGATTTTTTCTCGTAGCCAGGGATGACCATGCCATCAATCTCGATGACCTCAGCCTTGCCGCCCTTGCCAAGAACGATAGTCGCCATCGTCTGGAAAGCCTCGCCTTCCTTCAGATTCTCGGGGATTTCAACGCCTTCGGGGATGGTAAATACCGGCATACGGGGAGCATCACTTTATGGGCATTAGTGTCAAGAGGCTAATGCGATGTTGGAAGCTTGTCGCTCTTCATCATATTTTCTAGCGCCTCAAGCGGTTGCAGATTCGTCCAATGACTCAACCCCATAACCTCCTCGGGCGTCGTTCCGCTGGCCAATGGAATGCGATGATCAACATGCCAATGACTTCCGTAATTCTCCCAGGTCATTCCCGGCTTGAATTGTTTTTCCAGATGAGAGCGCAGGAAATCAGGCGTACATCCGACAATCTCGAACGTGGCCGACCGTCGCGTTTTCTTGCTTCCAAGATACGCACGGACTGAGCCGCGAATGGCGTCTTTGAGGCGCATAAGCGGGTCGTTGCGGCGGCGTTCGCGGAGCTTGTCCGTTAAAAGTTGGCGGTTGGCTTTGGTGTATTTCCTATTCCATTGACGCGCTCGCTCGCGATTGGCGGCGCGATATTCATTCGACTTTTTCTTCAGGTGTTCAGCGTTCTTCTTTCCGTACTCGCTGTTCCGCTTGTTAATCTGCTCCTTGTTCTGAGCGTAATACTCGCGCGCTTTCTCAAGCCTCTGTTCTCGATTTTCTTGATATCTCCTGGCTGCACCATCCTTGAGCTTGTCTGGATTTTTTTCCGCGTACCGCTTGAGTTTCTCAGCCGATTTCAGAAGCAAGTATTCGTACCTTTCAGGCGAAACCCAATATTCCGAGCGTTCACCGTTGGTCAGCTTCGGGCCGTAGAACCAGAACTTCTTCCCGTCACTTTCGCGTACGTCGCCACGTTTCAGTTTTTCCATGCGCTGAAATCTTAACCAATCAACGTTGATTCGTCAAGACGTTGAGGCAAAGAAAAAGCCCCGGCAACTTTCGCTGCCGAGGCTGCATGGATTAGGTATTAACTACCTCAGGAACAAATTACCTGGGTCAAAGCTCCGGTGCAACGCCTAAAAATAATAGTCATTCCCTGGGACGGGAAGATCGGCTCGGAAGCATGAACGAACTCAGCGTAATGCTGACCCTTCTTCTCCAGCGGATCGGCGCAATCCACATCGAGCTTGTAGGCACCAGTCACCCACTGCCACTCGCCCATGTAGTTGGTCGGCATCCAGCTCAAATCACCAACGCGGTTCACAGGACGCACGATGTGCGACTTGAAGACGTACGGGGTGACAATGAACGCGGCCTCGAACGGAGCGGTCGTCCAGCTCGGGTTGACGCTGAACACCGTACCCTTGGTGCCGGAAGCACTGGTGAACGGCTGAACCAGCGTGTACTTGCCACCGGCATAGGTGAAGCGGGGCGGGAACAGATTCGGAACGTGCCGGAAGTTCTTAATCACCCGATTCGCACCGATGCGCTTGAGCAACTCCGCACCAGCGCCACTGCCTTGATCAGCGAAACGCAAGTCATCGCGGAACGCGGGGTTGTTCTGGGCGATGCGCTGCGAAGCCTCCAAGCCGATGTACAGCGGGAAGATCGGACCATCGCTGGAGTAGCTGATGAAACCGGAGCTATCGGGATTCGTCGCGCCGTTACGGATCAGCGTGGCGGCGGCGACATCGAGCATCTCCTGAGTCAGCTCAGAAGTGGACTGATTGAGCGCCTGACCAACCGATCCGGTCTGAATCCAGGGGAACTCATTCACGCCAGACGGAATCGTCTCAACCTGAGTGAAGGACGAGTCGGCCACAGCCTTGATAGCGAACTTGGCGAAGGTGTTCTGGTAACGAGTCTCCCAAGTGCGCTGCGCGCGGATCGAGAGCTTCTCCAAGTACACGCGCAGGAACGCCTCGACGCGATGGTCGAAAGTCAGATCGTCCTTACACAGGAGCGGACCTTTGAGGGCGAAACGCTCAGGACTCCAGGTGACGGCATTGTAGCCGACCGGAACGTCATTGTAGGTGACATCGCAAGCGCCACCGTTCTCGCCGCTGGCGAGCGTGATGGCCGACCACTCCTCAGCCGCAGTCGGCTCGATGGAGGTGGTGGTGAACGAGGTCTGGGTCAGACCAGTACCCTGAGGATACTCGCCGCGCTCAATCATGTTGAGCCACATCGAGCGGTACGAGGCGCGTTTATAAACGTCCTGAGCGAGCGACTCGGTAGCCACCGCAAAGGCGTTGAAGACATTAGGACAAGACATGAGATGAAAAATGTAAACCGACGTTATCTGCGTTATGGCTGGCTATCCATCCACCACACGGTGGCTGATTATCCAACCGCTTCCGATGCGGAGTGTCATTGCCGCTTAGACGGGGGCATTCAATGACCAGTTGAATGCAACTCTTAAGGTCGTTACGCGGGATGGAGCGATAGAAATGCTTATCGCGTCAATTAAAATGTGTCGTCCATAGGGTTGGCCACTAACTCCGACTGGATGGCGGCGTATGATCGATAACCCTTAATTGTCTCGATCCGATGAGGCGCGATGATCGTCTCCCGCGCTATCATGCCACGGTAAGTGTACGGACCTGGGAATGAGCCGGTCATCAGTACATAGAAATCAACGCTATCGGTTTTCGGCCCTTTGCGCGCATCGACTAGCAGCTTTCCAGTCTCGTACTTGGTCGTTTTGACATCGATGCGGAATCCTGGCGGTGGCGGGATTGTCGCGTCGTAGAGCGGATGCGGAGGATCGCGGTCGGTATCCAGATCAGGATACACATTGAACAACTTGCAGAACGCTATCTCGCCGCATATACCCTCCAAATCCACAGTCGCAGAATCCTGCGCGCTGATCTTCAGGTTGGTAATGTTGAAATGACGATTATTGCCGTTGCGATTCTTGGCGATAAAGTGGGCCAACTTCCTCTCAGCGGTTGTTAAAGATACAGTTTGACCGATTTTGATTTTGTTTATCATGGTCAAAAAGGTGGAAAATTTTTGAGGGGGGTATCGTAAACGAAGCCCACCCGCAAAGGGGGTGCCAGGTCCTACGTCAACAATCGTGCCAACCCCTAGGAAAAACAATCCTTTTCTGTCATAAGCAAAACTTATGCTGATCATAAGTTTTCCTGCGATGCACAAGGTGTGTTATATTTACTTCAAACCAGTCTCTCCCGTGACTTGAATCTCCGAGATTCGATCCGGCATCGATCCAAGTAAATTGATCGAAACGGACGCTTGTTCCCCTTGTTCGCTCCAACCAAACACAAGCGCGGAACGCTTGGCAACGGATCCTAGTATCTGCTCGCGAGTCGATTCATCTTTGATGCCATCGAGGTCATAGCTGTCAATTCGCTCGAGCGTGCTGGCGGCATCGGCAGCTAGTTTCGAACGAACGATTGCAGACAACGCTTCCAACGATTGGGTTTTCTTTTCAATGCAAACCGTTTGCATTTGCTTCCTTAACTTCGTCAATCCCGTCCGGCTCGCTTTGGTTTGAACCGTTTCAACGCATAGCTTCAAATCGCTTGCAATCGTCGACAATTCCTCTCCCGATAGGTATCGGGCTTTAACTTCGTCCCACACTTCGCTCGGCTTCGCCATGCATGACGCATAGCGGCTTTGGTTGCGGCTTTCAACGTCCGGCTTGTGATTCCCTCGTTTTCCACCCCTCCAAAAATCGATTTTTGACTTCGCCAGGCAAACGCTCTCAAAAATTTTTTATGCGTTTTCCCCAATGAATCCGCCCCTTTCGCCCCTCTCTCAAAATATTTCAAGAAAAGTTTTGACTCCCCGCCACGTCCACTCTAGTCTGTCCGCAGCAATGAAATCCGCGCTCCGCAAACTCTCTTCCTTCCTAGCCCTTTGCATCACATACGCTGTCCTAGGGTACGCCTTTTACTTCCTTTTCTTCGCCTCTCAATTCTAACCCTCAATCCAATCACCAATGAACGTCCATCTAACCCTCAAATCGTCCAACGCGAAAACCGGCCCCATTCCGGTGTCAACATCATCGGCCGTCACATGCTCCGATGCATGCCCTTTCAAGAAATCCGGCTGCTATGCCGACAGCGGACCGCTTGCGCTTCACTGGTCTAAAGTGACAAGCGGACAGCGCGGTTTTGATTGGTCCGCTTTCCTGTCTAAGGTCCGCTCATTCCCAGCTGGCCAATTGTGGCGTCACAACCAAGCCGGTGATTTGCCCGGTGTTGGTGATTCAATTGACGCAACCGCTCTTTCGCAATTGACGGAAGCAAACACCGGCAAACGCGGTTTCACCTACACCCATAAGCCGTTGACGCCAGATAACCTGTCCGCACTACGGTCCGCCAATGAGCGCGGTTTCGTTGTCAACCTGTCCGCCAATTCGGTGTCGCATGCTGACAGACTGGCGAAGACAGGTCTTCCGGTTGCGGCCGTTGTCCCACAAGACAGCGCGGACCGATTCACAACACCCGATGGAAACCGAGTTGTGGTTTGCCCTGCGCAACGTGTTGACGGTTTATCGTGTGACAAATGCCGCCTATGCGCGAAAGGCAATCGGGGCTTCATTGTCGGATTCAAGCCACATGGAACGGGTGCCAAACGGGTGCAACGAATCACAACGGCCGGTTAAAGCAACGTGCCAAGCCATACGAAAGCGTGGCTTGCAACGTGTCTTTAGTCTCCAATCCAAAGCATCCAATCCATCAAATCCAATGACAAACCGATATCCTGGCCAATGCGTCCAATGCCACGAATACGTCCCGACTGGCCTTGGCACCGTCACCAAGCGCGGCCGTGTCTGGCGCATAGACTGCAACGCATGCACCGGCCGCATGCCTGAGAACTCCGGTCTTGTGTGCGTCAAACTATCCTCCGGATGGACGGGAACGCGCAATGCGCGCGGCCGCTGCGAAGACGCGCCATGCTGCGGATGCTGCACTTTCTAACCCTAACCTAACGCATCCAATCAAATGAAAGTCCTTGAATTCATCCGCCTCCGTTCCTTCGAAGAGCCTTTCATCCTGGCCAATGAGCGTTGGCAATATGTCACCGTCAAACGCGCCGATGGACAGGAAGACATTGGTGTCTACCGCTTCTCAACCGATCTTTGCTACGACTACGCAGACTTTCGCGCGCTCTTCAACCTAGCCTAAACCCAACGCATCCAATGACATCAATCCAACGCATAGAAACGGCCGTGGACAACCTGATCAACGGTAACCTCACGCACGCACGCAAGTCCGCGCGCGGACTCACATATTCTGACATATTCGACTGGCTGACAGGCCCTGTCGGATGGCCAGAAAACCGTTCGCGCGCGTGTGCGGATTATCTGATCGGACGCATAGACTACCGCACCTATTGCAAATCGGACCGCTGACCTCTCCTACGCGCATCATGCCGAAAGCCTGGTGCGAAAGGGTAGGCCAATCTATCCGCAGCAATTAATCCAATGAAAACCATTCACGAAATCATCCAAGAAATTCAATTCTTCGACCCCGCCGTCCGCGCATTCGACGCGCATGATCTACCGCAAGCGGTCCGCGCCTACCTGCACAACAGGTATTCCATGGACGCGCGCCTGACGGAGGAAGAGCAGCAACTGGTCGAAACATCGTTCGAACCGTTCGCGGACAACCTCCGCGAAGCATTTCAGGACGACCCAAGGCCTGACGCTACTCGCTTCTATCTTTTTGACGACCTCAGCCTGTATATCCGCACCAACGCAGGACCGGAGCTATGGGCCGACGCGCAGGTGTTTGTCGTGGAACGCATTCTCCCGAGCATGCGCCTGACGCGCCTGGAGGCTGATTTGATGCGCGAAATCGGAATGGACGAGCAGGTGTCGGAGGTTCGCGACGACTTTTTCTCCTCCTTCGCGTATGTTCTCCATCGCGACTGCGGCATCCCGCATTGCGACGCGCGCGAACATTGGAACGCCTGGTCGAATCAATTGAGCGACTCCGCGTGCGAGTCGATCGTCCTTGGCGGCGGCGAATCAGGCCGCGCGGAAGGCATTCGTTTCGCGTCCGAATACACCACCACCAAAGCCTGAAAACCAAACAGCCAACCTATCGAGAACTCTACCTGCGCGCCTATGCGTCCCACGCACGCGAGGAGGGAAAATATCAGCGACTGCTTTTCCTGACGCGCAAGATTGCGAAAGCGATTCCCGCAGGGCATAAAGTCCTGAAAGACTGGAAAGACTGGGAAGAACAAATCAAAGAAAACGAATAAAATGAATCTATTACAATGCACAAGCCATGCCCCGTGGAAGGCTGAATTTGGAAGGAGCGGATGGCGCGTTCTGTCCGCACGGGGAGAAGGGGTTGCGTACGTTCGTCAGGACATGATCCATGACGAGCCAAACGCCATTCTGATTGAATCCGCCCCCGATCTTCTCTCCGCGCTTGAACGCCTGGTTCATCCAATGGCCGACGACGACGACCTAGACTACGCGCGCGAGGTCATTAAGAAAGCGAAAGGCCAGCTATGAAAGTCTACTACTGGACAGCCTTCTACGGCAAATTCCGAAAAAGCGAGTACACGTTTCAGGGCCGCAACGCCAAGCGCGACGCGTATCGACTGGTCAAACGATTCGGCGGACGTGTGGTTCGTGAAATCATCAAATCCCACGAATAAACCGCAAAACCGCATCAAATCATGCATCCATTGCTCTTATCCGCTCTCATCCAAGTCGAATCCCACGGAAACGATCATGCTCGCGGCAAACACGGCGAACTCGGCGCGCTTCAAATCAAATCGATCATGGTCCGCGACGTGAACCGGATCATGGGAACGCATTACGCGCACAACCAAGTCACGAATCGGACTATCTCAATCTTCATCGCGGAGTCCTATTTCTCGCATTACGGCAAACACCTCAGCGACGAATCTTTAGCTCGACTCTGGCAAGGTGGGCCAAAAGCCCTTAGAAAGTCCTCCACGCGCGCCTATGGCCGCCGGGTCATGCGCGAGCTTGAGAAACAAACCGTCAAGGATTCCATGACAGTTGCGACTCGAAACAAACTCGACAGTAAAAACCCCATTTTCACCGCACGGTAAAACCAACCAATTCAATGAAACTAACCATTCAGTCCAAAACCAACGCCCAAACGATTGTCGATCTATTCAACGCAATCATCACCGGCGAATGCGAGACGCCAGGCGTCACCCCGCTCTCGATCTACGACGACGACCGGCATATCTGCTCCCTCATAGACGCGGACGGCCACCAGATTCTGGAACTGATCATCGAGCGCGAGATTGGCGACAAGCTCATGCAGATCGGCGAACCGGAGACGTTGCAATGATCCGCAATCAATTCTACCGCAACCTGTCCGAAACGGCTCTTGTGCAGGCTAGTACGATGCCGCTTAAGGAGTTGATCGAGAATCTCGAATCAGTCGCGCACATGATGCATTCGCCAATGCTCCGCGAGGCGGCGAACCGGCTTCGCAACGCTGATTGCGCGGCGACAATACTGGAGGACTCGCTTTTCTACGCGCGGATGTACCGCGACACGACAGTCGAAGGAGCCAACCTGCGAAGGATGCTCATCGACGATGCGGAGACGGTTTGCTCGATAATCCGAAAGGGAGGGTGCCAATGATCCGCAATCAATTCGCACCGCCCAAATTCAAGATCCAGATCAGCGGCGCGATTGGCTGGTCCGATCTGAAGGAGCGTGTGGTCAGCTACCAGACGGTCGAATTCGCCACGCGCAAGGAGGCGGATCGAGCGGCCAAGGAGTTGAACTCTGGCGAGTACACGCAAGGTCGGATTCGGGTTGTCCCGTTCGAGATGGCGGAGGACTACGATGTTTATCCGGTGGTGGAGCGGGTGAGCGAAAAGCCGAAATAGTCCAGATAACTTTTCCGCTGTCTAACCGTAGGCCAATCTAAGCATCCAAAACCAT